GACGCGGTCTCTTGGATCTGGCCGATATCGATATTGGGCTGTTGAGTAGTAGATCTATCTTGCTGCTGCATTGATTGTCTCCTTTGCTTGGATTAGTATAGATTGGATTGCATCATTCTCTGTGATGTACTTTCTTTTCAGATTGTAGCCATTGCAGAAGTCAATCCAGCCCAAATAAGACATTATGCTGCTGACTACTGTCTGTGGCTCTATCGAAGCGTAATTCTGCTCTATAAAGCAAATCTTGCGTTTGAATCGCTTTGCAGCACTTGCCCTGAGAAGCGAGTAGCTGCGAAACGTCCTGTAGCCAAGAAAGTCTATTCCGGTTGCATCTACCGGAAACACGCGGCTCTTTGGGTTGATTGTCAGATCAAGCCGATTTTTCATGAAGTCTGCAATCTCTTCCAGCAATCCCTTCAAGAACTGCCGATCACCTTGCAGGATAACGCCATCGTCCCCGTACCGGACGTAATAACGCATGTGGTTATCCTCTTTGATCCAGCGATCCAGAGGATTCAGGTAGATCTGTGCGAAATACTGTGAGAGATAGTTGCCGATCGGGATGTTCTTGCTGCCACCGGGGCTCCGGATGATCTCTTCCAGCAGCCACAGAGTATCTCGGCACTTGATCTTGTGCTTGATGCGCTTCAAGAGAATTTCATGATCTACGGAAGGATAGAACTTGCTGATATCAAATTTCAGACAGAACTGGGTGCCTGGCACATCTCTCAAGAATCGCCTAAGCCTCAACAATCCGGAGTGCAATCCTCGCCCTGGAATGGCTGAGTAAACGTCATCTATGAAAGTCTTGTCCCAAATGGGCTGCAGCACATTCATGATGGCATGGTGGGCGATCCGATCTGGAAAATAAGGCAGCTTGTAGATAGTGCGCTTCTTCGGCTCGCTGACCTGCATGATTCGGTGGGGGGAAGTCTGATAAGTCTTGTTAAGCAGCATCTCTTGCAGGCTACCGAGACATTTATCCGGATCCTGATTGACTTTTTGAACCTCGCTATAATGGGCTTTTCCGCGCC